AAATTGTGGGCGATGGATATGAAATTTATGAACGTAATGGTTATATTTACATTGGGGGTCGTGCAAATATTACTGTGGAAGGAAATTGCAACATCTATGTGAAAACAGATTGTAATTTACAAGTTGACGGCAATTTGAATGCTGATATTCATAAATCTGTAAACTTCAGTGTGGCAAAAGATTTCAATGTCACGGCTGGAGGAAGTATGAATTTCAAAGCAAAGGAATTTATTAATGCCACAGCGCAAAAGAATATTAACATCAAGTCAGCACAAACAGCAAGCATGACAGGTGATAGAGTTAACATTAAGGCAAATAGTGTATTGCGTCTCTCGGGAGAAAAGAAAGCATCCTTAGCTTCACCTACAGGTCAAGCACTAGTTTTAGCAGGTGCAGGAACTGTTGTATTAAATGGTACAGGATTAGCCTTGTTACCTCAACCAGGAGCTGCTGCCGCAGCATTGGCACGAGCAAATCAAGCACAAACAGCAGGAGGCGCTAACGTTGGGGATCCTGTAGGATTGAAATCTCCTCAAGAACCTGTATTATCTCCGTTAACATTAGAAAGTCGTGTAGATAAAATGTCATCTACATTATCATCTTTAGCGGAAAATCCTGACCAAAATCGTGATGCCATTAATGCAGTGAAATCAAAGGCGGTGAATGAAGGATTAGTTACATCTGAAGATTTAAATAGACCTCTCACTGAAGGAGCGCGCGACACAACATCTGCTCCTCCTGCTGAACCTCCTAAGGTGGCATCTTGTGAAACATTGAATGGTGTTACAACATTCCCAACAACCCTGGATTTATCTCCTAACGTTACATTAGGTATGTTGTTGACTGGCGCCACACTTCGTGCACAACATGGGTTGAAAGAAGAAGATATTGTTTGTAACATGAAACAATTGGCTACTAATGTGATTGAACCCTTGTTTGAAAAACTGGGTAAGAACAATGTCAATATCATAACCGGGTTACAGAATTCATCTGTTGTAACAGGTGCATTGAACACACCAACTGTAGCATCATTTCATGAATTAGGATTGGCAATTGACATCACATTCCCAAATAAACAATTCTCAGAATATTATGATGTTGCTGTACAATTAAAACAGGCATTGCAATATGACCGGCTACATTTGGAATATCAATTGGGTGAAGTGAACGGACAAACAACATATAAACCTTGGGTTCATATTCAATGGCAACAACAAGGTGTGAAGTTGGAGGGAGGTCGTGAAGGTTCACAAATTCGCATGGAAACATTGACCATGAAAGGCACTACTGTACATGATCCTAAGAATCTTGTGAATCTACTTCCTGCTGCTGCTCCAGCAGCAGAAGAACCAGCAGCTGAGAACAAGTCAGAATGGGATGCCATTCTTGTTGCAGGATTGGATAACAGACCCGGAGACCTTGATTTAGAAGCACAAGTGAAGTTGTTCAAGTCAGGATTCGGCGTGAATGCTAAGGTGAAGGGATTCAGATACAATACCACAACAGCAGAAATCATCACATTTATGCGTCAAAATCCTAAGATTCCTATCTTCTGCTTCAGTGCAGGATGTGCCAAATCATATGATTTAGCTGTAACTGAGAACCTAGCCGATAAGAATAAAGTGTATATTATTGAGCCATATGCCGCATCTGCACGTGTAAAAACCATTGTAGAGAGTGCAATACAACGCGGAGTTCCTGCACAAAACGTCACAGTAGGACCTTCTGCGGAACGCGGACGAGGTATTGCTGGGGCTTCAGAAACACCTCGAAACATTGACCACTGGGGTGCTTTGAAATATGTTGCGACACAGAATAAGTTATAAACCATATAAATAATGTCATGACCAAACCAAATCGCCTCTATTTAGATTTAGACTTGACATTTGGACAAACAGCAACGAAGGATGTTGCAAAGCGTGTGGATGTCAATGCTGTGAAACAATCGTTGAGAAATCTCTTGTTCATACGCAAGGGAGAAAAACCATTTCGTCCAGAAATAGGTTCAGACCTACATAAAGTATTGTTTGAACCTATGGATTTTCTCACAGTTGACTTGATGAGAGACATTATCAAAGAAGTTATCAAGAAATACGAACCTCGAGTTACCCTTCAGGATGTTGAAATCAATCCTCAGTATGATAGCAATTCGTATGATGTCATTCTTTATTTCTATGTTGTAGGAATTTTAGAACCTGTTACATTTAACTTAAACTTACAGAGACTTCGCTAATGGCAGAACTACGAATTACGGAACTAGAATTTTCACAAATTAAAGATAACTTAAAAAATTATCTTGGAGCATCTGAACAATTTTCAGACTACAATTTTGAAGGTTCTGGTATCAATAATCTATTAGATGTGTTGGCATATAATACACATTACAATGCATTATTGGCACATTTACAAGCCAATGAAATGTTCATTGATACTGCCATTAAACGTTCATCTGTTGTATCTATCGCAAAAACATTAGGATATACTCCTCGTTCTGTTATATCTTCTCGGGCCCGTGTTAACGTAATTGTCACTAGTGCAGCTGCAGGTCCTCTGACTATTCCTAAATATTCAAAATTTAATACCACAGTAAATAATCAATCCTATAGTTTCATTACTTTGGATGAACATTCTGCTAATAAAGTGGCAGGTACTTTTACATTCACCAATATAGATTTATGTGAAGGTGCAGTTATTACACAGGAACAAACTATAGCGTCCGACCAAATTACAGGCCCTATTACCATTCGAAATAACAACATTGACCTATCAACCTTAGATGTTGTAGTAACAAATAGTTCTTCAGACTTAACAACATCTTCTTGGAAGCGTTCTGAAACTGTTATTGATGTAACTCCAAATGATAAAGTGTATTGGGTAGAAGAAGGTACGGATGGTTACTATAAACTATTTTTCGGTGATAACATCATTGGAAAAAGTTTAACCCCAGGTAATATTATTAATATAACATATGTTGCATCAAAAGGTGCCGCACCCAATGGTGCTGCGTCATTTTCTGCCCAGTTCTCTTTAGGAGGCAATTTGGTAACCACCTTGGTATATGCTGCTTCAGGTGGTTCTGATAGAGAAAACATTGACAGCATTCGGTTCAATGCACCTCGGTATAATGCCACTCGTGGTAGAGCTGTGACTGTGGATGATTATAAGTCATTGATTATGTCAAACTTTGACAAGGCAAAATCAGTTGCCGTGTGGGGCGGAGAACAAAATGTTCCACCAATTTACGGCAAAGTATTCATTTCCATTGATCCTAACGATGATTATATTGTCACAGATTCAGATAAAAATTATCTATTAAATAATGTTATTCGACCACGAAGTGTACTCTCACTGCAACATGAATTTGTTGATCCTGTGTACCTTCATGTAGGTATGAATGTAAAGGTAACCTATGATAAAAAAATTACTCGTTACAGTAACACACAAGTTGCAAGTTTAGTTGCAGGAGAAATTCGTAGATATTTTACAAATGAATTATCCACACTTGATAAAAATTTCTATTATGCTCAACTTGTAAATAGAATTCAAACATCACAACGAGCCATTGTAGGAACATTGATTGACCTACGTTTACAACGACGCATCATTCCTATTTTAAATGTCCAAGAAGCAATAGATTTATATTTCACAGCCGCCATTGAACCTAACTCCTTCACAAGTACAAATTTCATAACAAAAGTGAATGGTGTTGAGTACACTGCATATGTTCGTGATTATCCTGATAACTTCCCACCATCACGAACAGGAACAGGTACATTAAAACTTATCAATACACTAGATGGTACCATCATTGATGAGAACTACGGCACCATTAATTACAGTGGTTCAGGATTGTTTAGATTGTCGAAATTATTCATAACAGGTTTACTTTCAGGAACATCTGATGTTCGCTTCAATGCTTTACCACAAGATTTGAGTAAAAATTTATCTCCTACAATTATACGTACCACACCGACATTATCACAGGCTGTGTATCCTTATCCATCACAAAACATTGTGGTTATTCTTGATGATAGTGAACAAAACAGAAACATTGGAACGCTTTCAGGATTAACTGTAACTGCTCAACCTATTGATGGATAATGTCTACTTTAAAAAATAAGTTACAGCATCTTATTGAAGGACAGATTCCCGATTATCTTCGGGAGTCATATCCAAAATTTGCTTCATTTTTAAAAGAGTACTATACATTTCTTGACGAAAATCGTCAGGTTAATGGTGTTCTTTTAAATTCTAGCAAGTGGACGGATGTTGACTTAACGTTGGATTTGTTTGTGGAGGAAATGCGTAAGCAATATGCGTATGACATTTCTCCTGAAGCCTTGGTTGAACAACGTAGATTAATTAAGTTCATCAATCAATATTACGAATCCAAGGGTACAGAAAATGCTGCGGAATTATTCTTCCGCATGATGTATAATGATACCGTCACCATTAAGTACCCAGGTGATTACGTACTTCGTGCCTCAGATGGTATTTGGGAATCAAAGAAAACCATCAAGATTGATACTGACTACACACAGATAGATCCTAGTTCTCTGGCGTTAGCACCTGCCACACTACGAACTGAACCATCTGATGTATTTTCTCTAAAAGAGAAAACCATCTATTTGAAATATCATCGTCGAGAAGAAACAGGATTAAATCTGTATAGTCTTGAATTTGGTTGTGTGAACACCAGTCGAATTATCACAAATCAAGACATCTATAAACTTGAAATTGATATTCCAAAAGCCACACGTATTGATGATGTCAACACAGCATTATCTACCTTGCCATATTATGATACCGTTTGGGTAACGGCATTTGATAATGGAGTAGAATACGTATATGGATTTTTGACACAACAACTCATAGGATATGAAGTGTTGTACGGAGGTGAAAATTTCCGTCGTCGTGACACCTTTACTGTTGAAGTATCAGAATCAGCTTTATATCCTATTCCTGGCCAAGAAAATAATAACGGTATAGTTCGTGTAGCAGGGACAACATCAAAAGATGCTGAAGAATATTTTGCAACGGATTATGTCATTCCTGGTTCAGAATATGCCATAAGTGATGCTTTCAGTGGCATCATTAACTCACTGCGCTTCATTTCAACTGGACATAGATTTGATATCACCGGCGATTATTTTGCTGAAGCATATGATGAAAGCAATGATTACACCACATATAAGGACTTTGACCGTGTATTTGATAACCCACGCGGTAATGAATATGCCACGTTGGTTACAGGAGATTATTTCCAAGAATATAGTGGCGATTCAAGATACATGGAAACCAATGATGACACAGGATATACGGATTTCAATGTTGATACCTATAACATCACAGCAGCACGCATTCGTTTCCAAGTAGGTTACATTTATGAACACTCGGGTGCCTGGAAGAATAACGCAGGTTTCCTATCAGACATCAATAAGCTACAAGATAATTATTATTATCAACCATATTCATATGTTGTTCAAACTAGAAATACACCATATGAAACTTGGAATACTCTCTATAATAATAGTGCTCATCCTGCAGGATTTATTGCATTTGGTGAATTATTAATTGAGGATAGTATTAACCTTGAACCTATCACAATTGAAAGCACACAATATTACATTCAAACTTTCATTGATGGCGTTCAACCCGTTGATGGTGTTGCCAAGGATGTTGAGAAACCAATTGAGGATGCTGTAGTATACACAGACGATGAAACTTATGAGTTTAATAAAGTATTGGATGTAATTACAGTTGAACCTATAGATAGTATTGCTCTTGATGTAGAGCCTGTATTTGCTGATTCCATCTTGACTAATGAACAAACTATTAAGGAAGTCACATTATTTGGTGTAACAGATTCTATTATATTCAGTGATTCAGCTGAATCTGAAATTACTATTGTTAGAACATTTGAGGATACATTTACTGCAAATGATGATGGTACATATTCACCTGACTTTTTTGCTGAAGATTATGCTGCTGATATAGCATTTGAAATTACTGTAGATAAAGTATTGGATACACCTGTTATTGCAAATGACACATTGGCATTTGAAATTGAAAATGTTTTGATTGACACCTTTAACTCAACTGATAATATTACAAAAGATGTATCATTGTTAAATGTTACCGATTCAATTGAGACAAATGAATCATTAGATAAAGCGTTCGAATATGGTGTAAATTTAACTGACTCATTTATATTAAATGATGTTTTAATAAAAGACATATCATTTTCATTATCTGATAATTCTGAATTAAATGATGAAACTGCAATTTCATTTGAGAAAAATAACATCACGGATAGTTTTACATTATCAGATTCTTCAACTAAAAATATTGATTTGGTAATTGATGTTGTAAATACATATTCAAGCGGCACATATTTTGATGAAGATTATGTAAATGAAAATCAAGTAACTTTCATTGAAGAAGTTATTGTGTCAACGGTTGTATTGGATGACACTGTTGTAACATCAGATGAATCAGCAAAATGGTTGTATAGAACCACAGAAGATTACATTGCCGCAGATGATAATTTAACGACAAAAGAATCTACACTAAATAAATCAGAAACGGTAAATACTGTTGATACAATTACACAAATTGATACAGAAATACATTTTGCTGATAGCATTACGGTCACAGATACAGCAATTCGAACCTTTGACCAACAAAATGATGCTACAAGTGATTTAGCGGAAGACCTGTCTATTGGTGATGAAAGCACAATATCTATTGAACCAAATTATATTGATACTATAACTTTGTCGGATGATCCGGTAGTGTTAGATGTTGACTTCACATTATTTGACACACCAATTATTACAGAAACATTAGCAAAAGATCCTCACGTATTTTTTGATAATTCAACATCTGCAACTGATTTAATTTGCATTGGTATTGATGATTATGTTGCGGCGGAATATGTTGATATAGGTTATGCTGGAACGGTTGCATGTACATTTGGCGATCCTAATATTACAACGACAACAACTACCACAGCACCTACAACAACTACAAGCACGACAACAACTACCGCAGCACCTACAACAACTACAAGCACGACAACAACAAGTACCACTTC